AAGGCTGTGAAGTGCAACTACGGCCGGACAGATCTCGGGAGGTTTGCAGGGCAAGGACCACCGTCGCTATGAAAGATTGGACTGAAATTTTTTTCACTCGGCCTCTACCGTTACCAGGATGACTGCATCGGTACCACCATCCAAGTGCTTGAGCATGCAGGGCTGGCCCCGTTCTCGAGGACAATTACCTCCCCCAGGAAGCTGATCAAAGAGCTGGAAAGACGAGGATACAAATGAATGGACTACCCCAGGCCTTACCAAATGACGTGTTCGAGCTGGTTGATCAGCTCGCAAAGCTCAATCCACCGCCGACAATCGAAGGTCCAACTAATGAAGATCAAATCCACCTCAAGCTAGTCGAATGTGGCCGGCACCAAGTGGCACAAGAACTCAAAATCCTGGCAGACAATGCTCGTCACGGATGACCCGATCAGGGTTGCCGACTGGGTCTGGCCTAGAACGCACGGTCCAGAAGGATTCCAAGACTTCCAAGCCGTAGGCGTGGAGAATCAAGATGGAGTCCTGGTTGCAGGCATGGTGTTCACCGGGTGTACGCCAAATTTCAACGTGGAAATCCATCTGGCCATTGACGATCCCAGGGCTGTTGGCCTTAGCTTTTACAAGTACACATTCCAGTACGCATTCCTGGTGCTAAACGTCAAGCGAGTCACGGCGATTTGCCGTGAAGGTTACAAACGAAACGAACGGTTGCTCAAAGGCATGTGCTTCAAAAAAGAAGGCGTGGCTCGGAGCGGATACTTACTAAAAGATGGCAGCCTTGTTGACGCAGGGTTGTACTCATGTCTCCGGTCTGAATGCCGGCTTATCCCGAAGGAATATAGAACGATGAAGGATCTCAACTAATGGGTGGCGGCGGAAAAGGCGGATCACGGCAAGGATCAACACCTCCCCCTCCCCCACCAGACGAAGGTGTGTTTGACGAACGTGACTCGACTCGTGAGCAGAACAAAATTGAGAAGCGTAAACGTGGATCGGCTTCTAGCCTGGTCATTCCTCGCTCCTCGGTGGGCAAAGGTCCATACGGTGGCTCGGGGATGAATACATAGTGAACACAATCTCGTCGTATTGGAAGGCACAAGACTCCAAGCGATGGGCCACCTTGGATAGGGCAAGAACTTGTTCAAGCCTAACCAAGCCCTGGGTTCTTCCGCCCGAAGGATTCAACCTGGATGGCAACGACAGACTCGATGAACCGTTCTCGAGCTTGGCATCTCGAGGTATTTCTAACCTCGAGGGTCGTCTGTTGTTGGCCCTCTACCCTCCCGGCCGTCCGTTTTTCAGCTTACGGGTGAGTCAGGCAGTAGCTGGTGACCCAGATATCGCGCCCGAGCAGCTGCAGCAGTTCGAGCAAGTACTCTTCATGCAAGAGCTCGCGATCCAGGCGGCCCTCGAGGCCTCATACGTTGGCGACAAAGCACAAAACCGACGGCGTACTGGCTTCCGTTCACAAAAGCGGGCAGCAATTAGCCAACTCCTGGTAACAGGTGACGTACTCGAGCAGCTGACTGATGACTACCGGATCAAGGTATTCCGCAGAGATCAGTACATAACCAAGCGTGACTCATCCGGCGACGTACTTTGTCACATCGTCAAAGAAGTGATGGATCCCCTGGGCTTGAGCCCAGAGCAGCTCGAGATGTGCAACATGAACCAGCTTGACCTTGTAGCCAAGCCGGCTACTGATCGCCTGGAAGACATGTACACCCAGTGCGAGTGGAATCCGATGAGCAAGACCTGGGTAATCCAGCAAGAATGCAACGGCCACATCATTCTCGAGAGCGAAGACCCAGTGTCTCCTTTCATGGCCACAACATACGAGCTTGCCCCTGGTGAGAGCTACGGCAGAGGCCTAGTTGAGCTCAACCTGGGCGATATCCGCTCAGTCAACGAACTAACACAGTCTTTGCTTGACTTCTCGGCCACGGCCAGCAAGCAGCTGTTTGCTCTCGACATGAATTCCCAGGTGATGCCCGAAGATCTGGCAAAGCCAAGCGGATCAGTCATCCAGGCGAGAGTCCAAGGTGGTCAGGTAAGCGACGTTGGCATGATTCGTGCCGACAAGATGAACGACTTCCAGGTAACCGCCGGCACTCGAGACTCGATCCGTAAGGACCTGGCAACTGTCATGTTGATGGAAGCTGAGGCCACGCCTCGGGGCGAAAGAGTCACGGCCTTCCAGGTTCAACGTGTTGCATCGGAACTCGAGGGTGCCCTAGGTGGCATCTTTAGCCAGATCAGTGACCAGCAACAGGTCCCATTGATCGAACGATTGATGTTCCAGATGAAACGCGACCGCAAAATGCCAGCACTCCCTGATGAAACTGTCCAGATCGAGACACTCACAGGCGTATCCGCTCTGTCTAGGGAAGCTGAAGGCGGCCGACTGCTCCAGGTCCTCCAAATCATGAGCGGAATGGGCCCCGAGGCAATGAGCAAAGTAAACCAGGATGTCTTGATAGACCTCTTGATGCGTCAGGCCGGCGTCTTTGAACCAGGTCTGCTCAAGAGTCCGGAGCAAATCGCTGCCGAGAAGCAGCAACAAATGGAAATGATGATGGCACAACAGGCAGGGGCCAAAGCCGTTGATGTCGTCGGTAACGCTGAACAGGCCCGTATGGAAGCTGAGGTACAAGAATGAGTGATGAGATGCCAACGATCGAACCGCAAGGTGATCTTGAAGGCGACGCACACGTTGACGTCGTGACCCCTGGAAAGACAGCTGAATTTCAAATGCCAACGGCTGAGGAATCGGCCGAGAAGCAAGCAGAAGCCCAGGCTGAAAATCTTTTGGCGGGTAAATACAAGGACGTGAAGGAACTCGAGCAAGCATACCTCGAAGCCCAGAAGATGATCTCTCAAAAGCAGTCTGATCCTACTTCAGGTGAACAAGCTCCCCAAGAAACAGAGATGCAGATTCAGCACGGCCCGTTCCAGGGCAGCGTGACTGAGGTGCTTGAGGCAGCAGGGATCGAGGGGAATGACATTGCCAAGGAGTGGCAGTCTCAGGGCAAACTTACTGAAGACATGTACGACAAGCTGGCCGGCCTTGGCTGGCAACGCCAGGTTGTGGACACATTTGTCCAAGGCCAGTTCGCCGTCGCTGCAAATGAGCAGCAGGTCCAGGTCACAATGAAGCAAGATGCTATCGAAATGGCTGGAGGCGATGAAGCCTTTGCCAACCTGTATCGATTTGCTGGCACTCACTACAACGAGGCGCAGCAAGAAAACCTGAACGAAAGACTGGCTGACCGTAACGCGTACAAAGGCGCAATCAAAGAGATGATGTACGACTACCAGGCTGAAACTGGGACATCAATGAGCAAGCCACTCACTGCTGCTCAGGCACCATCAAACGTGTCGGCTGAAGGATTCAAGACAACGCAAGAAGTTCGAGCGGCGTTTGCACAGCTGAAAGGCCAGGGCTTTATTGATGAAGTTACCAAGGCCAAGATCGCAAGAACACCCCAACACCTCCTCGAAGGTGTGGAAGGATAAATCATGGGACAAGTAATAACACGAGAACAAAGCAAAAAGCTCGAAGCAATCGGTGCCACATGCAATTTTTACAGCCAACAGTCGAGAGCACACGCCACGATCTGGGTCGGCAAGGAAGTTGTTGCAACAGCAGATGGACAAGATGAGCGAGTGGCACTGGATTTAGCTATCAAAAAAATCGATGGTTACACCTCGCCTAAAGAAAAAGAAAAGAACCAAGCAGAAGAGATCGCCATCCTGAAGAAGGAGCTGGAGGATCTAAAACCTGCACCCACACGCCGCCGCAAGAGAGCGGGGGCAACCACCCAATCCGAATCTAAGCGAGCCCTGGATACCCGCGATGCGGCCCAGGACACCTCCGGCGAGTAGGGAAAGGTGTGCGTTACTAGCGAACACGAACCCAATTTACGGAACACACAACAATGACTACTTCTAATCCAACAAGATTTTTAAAAGATGCCAACAACGCCGGATCGGCGACAGATCTCGACATGGCCCTGAAGGTGTTCAGTGGCATGGTATACGAGGCCTTCACCGCAAAGACCGCGTTCTACGACAACACTGGCAACATCATGGCCCAGAAAATTCTGACCGGCCAAGGTAATTCAGCTAGCTGGCCCATCATTGGCCAAGAACCCCCTTCGGTCTACCACGATCCTGGTTACGAAATGGTCGGTGGAGATATCAAGATGACTGAGAAGATCGTCACCGTTGATGAGATCTTGGTCTCGCACGTTGACGTCCCCTTCCGAGATCTTTCAATCTCACACTTCGACGTTCTTTCACCATTCGCAGCTCGACTTGGTCGATCTCTCGCAATTGACCTGGATAAGAAACTAGCCGTCATCGGCGTCAAAGCCGCTCGGCATGCACTTCTTGCTGACGTTCACAACGGCGGTAACCAAGTGCTTCGGGACGATGCCGTTTCAGATGCAGCTGCTGAAGCAAATATTACTATAGCCTATCCAAACTCCACGACTGGATCTGGCCGATTCCGCGACGACGTCGCAGAGCTTGCCCAGAAAATGGATGAGGATGACGTACCAGAAAGCAACCGCTTCTTATTCGTCTCCCCATATATTCGATCAATCCTTCGTCACGAAGCAGCATCGTTTGGAACCAGTGGAGCCGACGGATCGGCAGGAAACATTTATGACCCTGCTCTTTCAAGCAATACCGGCGATCTGAATAAGAGAATCATTGGTGAGCTTGAAGGCTTCCAGGTAATCATGACTAACCACATGCCAACCACAGACACTACAGCTTCTGGCTTTGGCCAAGCAGGTGGAGGTGGCACACTTGCTGTTGCGAATAAGTACATCGGCAAATTCGATGGACTTGATGACCTCAATAAGGGCAACGGTGCTGCTACTGGTTACGACGTAGACCAGGCAAAGGCTAACGCTAAGCCTGCAGCCCTCGCTCTTTGCGGTGCAGCCGAAGGCTCACCCGCAATCGGCATGGTCCAGGCAGCGGGTCTCCGCAGCCACATGGGACCGGATGAGCGTCGCAATACGCACTTCCTCAAGAGCCAGATCATGGTCGGTGCAGACATCCTCTGCCCTTGGTCAGCTGGTTACATCGGCGTCTACAGCTGATTTCGTTTTTCATCACTTGGGCTCAGGGGAAGCAATTCCCCTGGGCCTTTTATGGGTTACCAAATGACAGAGCTGTCTACTAATAAAACCGTTCATCTTGGCAGTCGAGACTGGACAGGCATTCTTGCAATAGCTATCGGAATTATTGGATCTACATTTGTGGCCTACCAAAAGCATGACAGAGTCCTGGCTCAAAATGGAATACGCCAGGAGTTCCTTCAATCACAACTCGAAGACATCAAACGTGATGTTGAACGATTAGAAACACGAATAGAGGCTTACAATGGCAACCGTACAACTAGCAACTAACGCAAAGGTGTGGATGAAAGGCCGAGGCACGCCGGCTACATCTACACAAACCGCTCCGGCCCTGCAGAATACTGACCCAATTGCTCTCGATGGCTGTGTTGAGTGCCAAGATTTAAACCTGGCTAAGATTGTTTTTAATGGATCATTAAGTGGCGGTAGCTCAGCTGACAATAAAACAATGACGGGCATAGAGCTCTATGGCTGGAGTCCATTAAACGGACCTGACAATCTGTGGCTTCCTTCTTTGATCGGCAAATTCGAGGCTGTGTGTGGTACGGCCGTTGGCGTCGGCACAACTGCAATTGCAGCTACTGAGTATTTCGCAGACACCATCACCCTCCAGGATGGAGACGAATCTTGCCGAATCTGCTCTGGGATTGCAAACAGAATTGCATCACTGACGATCGATCTCGAAGGAGCTAAACGATTTCAGGTCGTGTACACGGGTGCTTTTGGAAATGCCGAAGTAGATAACTTTAACTTTGTGTACTCGCTCATCTGATGGCTATTAACCACTTAGCCAAGATGCTCGATGATGCGGGAGCGGCTGCGTATTGGGGCCGAGTCTTCATTCAAAGCGGCAACACCAGCTCAGCAACAAGTTACATATGGCAAGATCTGATCCACAACCGAGACTACAGAAGCTATGAGATTCTAAAAAGTGAAGCTGAGTGTTATTGGGAACCCCAATGGGACAACAGCACACCGTCTGAAATTAAGAACGCTGCTCCCTGGACAAAGTCCTTGGATTTGGAGCCATACTCAGGATCAGGTGCATCAAGGAACTGGCGTCTTATTCCTATGACCGGGGTTACTCAAGACTACGGCTGGAACAGTTCCGACCTTATGGCGTTAACGACTGCAGCATCTCCGATGCGGGAAAGATATGGCGACCTTGACCAGGTCGATGTCACTGCATTGCCCCTGACTGGATCAGCCCGGCCAACGACATCCGTGCCAGGCTCATTTGTCGTTCCAAGCGGCAAGCATCTTCAAGCTAACAACGACAGTGCTTCTAAGATTGTTACTAGCTTTCCGTTCACGCTCGAAGCCTGGGTACGTCCGTCGAATACAAACGATGATGACATGGCCGGCAACTCAGATGGAACGGCCAGCGGAGACAATGGCTGGACACCTCACAACATCATGATGGTTGCCTGTCCTAACCCAGAAAGTGCCAGCGGCGAACTGGCAGCTGGAGCACCAGACTCCTCCTGGAGGCATTGGGGCATCGGATTAAGCCAAGACAACACGGGAGTGCCAGTAATCCACTGGGGTGGATGGAAGACACTATCACCAAACACTGGCGAAGCAGCTCTTCACACGGCCGGACCTGAACCGTCGCGTTGTTACAAGCCAGACCTGACAGGAAACGCACCAAACCAGTGGGCTCAAGTTGTCGGAATTTTCCATTCTCGAACAGAAGTCCAGTTGTTTTACAACGGCATTGAAGTTGCGTATTACAAAGACACATCATTTCACGAGGCCAGTACGGGGACTGATGTAGACTTTAACTCTGGCGGCGTCGATAATCGCGTGCCAAACATAGCAACATTCACAGGCATCCAGGGTACTGAATCATTTGTACAAGGTGCTACGGTGTGGCTTGGCGGAGTTGTTTGGAACACTCATCCAAGTAGTGGGTCCCCTACCTATCACGGCAACTATGACTTTGAAGGCAGAATATCTGCCCCAGCACTTTACAAGCGTGCTCTTACTTCAAAAGAAGTTGCAGATCATTACATGACCATGACCCAGGAAAGCAGCATGCAAGTCCTGGGCGAATCACTAGACTTCGTTGCCGACGGCGGGACACCAGGAACTGAAAAGGGCCTGCTCGAAATTCAAAAGAGTCGAATCAAAGGCCAACGCGGGTGTGATGAATTAGTCATAAGGGATGACACACTCACGTCAGTAGCAGGTGGCAAAAGTCTTCTTTACGCCCAGGAAAATCCAATACAGATAACTGATAAAGGTGCGGGTGCAATCTATGGCCGCTACTTCAAAGACCCAATTCTTCCAGTAAGTTCGACGGCCGAAGGTGGGAGTGACATCTACATTAAAGATAATCAGTTGACCAACTTCGATTGTACTGGCTATGGAATAATAACTGCACTCAATGTCAGGCGTGAAGATAACACTGGTGGCTCCGGTTCAGCAGTGGGAGCAGATTGCACATTACTCAACCTGACAGGTAAAGCTCAATACGATCAAACAAGCGGCTCAAATAAAACAGGCAAACTTGGAGGATTTAGGCTCGATTGGGATGATACAAGTGGACTGTACGGGACGACCAAATTCATTTTTTATGCAATGGAATCTTCTGGTGGAAATAATTTTAACTTCGCCGAAGGTGTGAACTACCCCTCCTGGGGTGCACGGTTTCCTGGAGAGCGAGCAAAGAGTCAAATCACAGCATTTTCGCACGATACCACTGCTGGAAAAATCCATCTAAGTACAAAGCAATCCCTACTTGATACGTCTCGTAATACAACTGATGATGGCCGGGTTGATCTTAATAGAAGTTTTAACCACTGGTCTTTACGACTGATTGCACCAAGTGGAACAGTCAGGTCTAACCCTATTACGCCCTGGGTAGCTTCAGATCACAAGTGGCAAATCGGACCTTCGTCGCTAATCATGGCCGGAGATGGCAAAGCAACCCAGGTGATTACTAGAAAGATGTCTGGAGCCGGAAGCAAGCTACGAACCAGGTTCTCTTCTAATAATCTTAGACGGCACTTTAATCTGTCCAGGATGCCAGCCGGCATGGCTACTAAGTATGCCCGAGGCACGGTCATTTGAAAAATTTTTCACTCGCACTCGCCCTGTTACCAGGGTGCGCGAATCGTCCCAGGATCGAGATCTCCTTAGATAATGGAGAGGTGTCGGCTGCCACAGTCGAAGGCATATCTGGTGCAACGTCTCCAGCAAGCGTATCTGTCCAGGACGGCAACGTAGTTATCTCAAGCGGGGCTGGAACTGGCATTGACCATACTCTCCACGCTCTCTCGAGCACTACTTCCTGGGCAGCTATTGCCCTCATCCTTGCCGGCCTGGGCTCTCTCATCGGTTCGGCATGGCTTCCTTTTTTGCCCAGGTCTACTAGTGTCATCTTGATCGCTGGAGGTGGATGCCTAATGGCTTTCCCAATCCTTTTGGATCGGTACTCCACATTGATCTTTATTGGCGGAGCAGGGCTTCTAGGTCTTTACATCTATGGGATGTGGGATAACAAGAAAAAACTTGCTAAGGAACCAAGATGAGCAAACTAAAAGTCAATGAGATTGAGTCGCATACTGCGTTAAAAGTAAAAGTAAAAACAACACTAGAAACTGAAGCTGGATTAACCAACCTCGGCGGTGTAGTTTCTCTTGGGACTCAGTCAGCATTTTCATCGACTGGGATTGACGATAACGCATCTTCAACTAAGGTCACTCTCCAGGACGGATCTCCTCAAGTAAATGTAGCCGGCGTCGTTCAGGCTACTGGGTTCCAAATTGGAAGCACTAGTGTTGCGACAGGCCCATCCATTCGCTCTCGAGGCACAGCAAAAGCCACTCTTGGAATTACAGATTTCGAGACCAACCCCGACTTTGTTGACGACATAACTGATCTTGCGATTGTTGGCAATACATTTAATTGCACTGGCCTAACAAAAATAGCAGGCAACTCGAGCACGTTGTTTGATAATCACGATACAGGTGGCTCATCTTATTATGGAATTAAAGTTGGGTTTGACTCAACAGATTTTGATGGAACGAACGCCACTGTAATAGTTGATACGGTAAGCAAATTTAGTGACACCGGCGTGCACCACTATTTGATTCAAAAAGCAGACGATGGTTTTACAATTTATCATTTTGTTCCTGCTACAGATGGTTCTACACGAAAAATAGAATTTAGCTGGCTAGTAGTTTCATAGAAGGGAATATATGAGTAAGCTCAAAGTCAATGAGATTGAGTCGAACACTGCGTCAGAAGTAAAAGTATTAACTGAGCTTAAGACGGAAGCAGGGCTCACTAATGTCGGCGGTGTAGTTTCCCTTGGAACTCAATCAGCATTTAGCTCAACAGGTATTGACGACAACGCCACAAGCACCAAGCTAGTTGTTCAGGACGGTTCTCCTAACGTAAACGTGACTGGAAACCTGACAGCGTCTGGCACGATCAACGCTGCCGATGTTCGGATCAATGGGACATCCGTAAGTGACACTGGCGTTCCCAAACTCAGATCGTCAGGCATTATCAAGATAACTGGAAATATTACCAACTACAGATATCTAAATTGTTCCACGAGAGAATTTTTAGGAACGCCCTACAACGCAACAAACTTAAACACCGGGTCTAGTACCAACATTCAATTTGATTTTAACTCGGATGATTTTGACGGCGCTGACGCTATTCCGATGCTTACAGTTAGCGGCGTCTGGGGTAGCTCAAATCAATATGGAACAACTGACATAGTAAGTATTGCTATGTCCGATACAACAATTTCGTTTTCTCTCAGGGCTGATCAATCTTCCGCAAATTTTAATGATCACAGAATTCATTTCGCAATCTTTGCTTAAGGAGCAATCAATGATTGAATTTTTAATTGGCCTGGCAACAGGCTGCGTAATTAGCCCAATTGTAGTTGCCGGCGTGAACTGGGTTAAGGGCAGAATCAGCCCGTGACTCTGAAACACGAGGCCGTCAACCAGATCCTGCGATCTGTAGGCAAGTTTGACCAGGCAACTGCTGGATCACTAAACGCCTACACTGGTGACACACCAACAAACGAAGCAGGAGGATCTTCGTATGCGTCTTACGCTGAAAGATTCTTAGATCAATGCGATATCAGCACTCAATCTATGGGCTGGTATTGGAACACTGAATTTAATCGAACAGCCACACCTGACGCACATGGATACATCTCTGTTCCTAGTCCTATCGGTGCCAACGGATCCCCAGCAATCCTCAGCCTAGACAGCACAGCCGAAGACAGCGATAAGCATGTCATAATTAAGTATTGCGACGTTGCCGGAAAACTCGGCGACAAGCTATACGACCTGGAAAATAACACGTTCATCTGGGCCGGGCCCATAAAGGTCAAGTTCACATACCAGGCACCATTTAACAAGATCCCTGAATCTGCCGTTAGCTACATGGTGGCCAAAAGTGCCCTCGAGCTAAACGTCGCTTACCAGCTTAATGATGCTGCAACTGGTTTACTTTCCAGGCAAGCGGTGCTGGCCGACGCCAGGATGCGTCGTGACAACATAGAAAAAGCAGACATCAACGTACTCGAAACTAACGAGGCCAACGCAATACGCGGCCGCAACAAAGCAACTAGCAGAAGATGGAGAGCCTAATGGCAATTTTAGATGAACGGTTAGACAACGATAATTACACGGCTAATGACACAGCAGTAAAAGACGCGGTCAACGAACTGCTTGAGTCTATTGGGGAATTACCTGTCAGCACATCTCCTACTACTTCTTCAGGAGCGTCGATTTACAATCGAGCTCTTAGATTCTTAGAGCGGGCCAATGTTCGGACTCAGGCGATGATGTGGCCAGAAAACACGGCCTTGGCAAAACGTGACACTGTCACCAACTTGATTGGATCTGCTGGACTTGCTTTAGCCGTTCGTGCTGCCGGCGAAGACAGTCATCGATCCTTTGTTGTTCGTGAATCATCAGGCAACCAAATCATCTTTGATTCTGACGCTGGTGCAGCAATCTCTGGCGGAACAACGATCCAGGTAGATATGTGCACTAAAGTGCCATTTAAAGAACTCAGCTATCACCTGCGCGAAAATATCATTAAGTCAGCTGCCCAGGAATTCCAGCGACGACTTCAGGGTAGCCCGCAAGCGGATCAAATGCTTGCCCAAGAGCGGATATTCGCAGACGGCCGAACCTCCAGGCCGGAAGCAATGAAGAAGAACGCTCCTCTAAGAAACGCACAAAGCCCATTCTCATCAATGCCAGCACCACCACAAACAGGAACGCAAGATGGGTGATACCCCTGTTGTTCAGAGGATTAAAAGCCTCTCAAACGGGATAAGTAAGCAAGCGGCGACAGTTCGATATCCAAATCAAGTTGCTGATGCAAACAATGTGCAGTTCACCGTACTCAATGGGGCAGTTCGACGGCCTGGATCCAAGCACATCTTGGACGTTAGTGGCGGAGTGACGCCAAATCGCTCTTACGGAATGCACCTTATCGAGCGTGATGACCAAGAAAGATACATGGTCATCTATGGCAATAACGTATTGAAGGTTATTGATCTTCTTACAAATACGGAAGCGACAGTCAATACGGTTGGCACCGCCAACGGTTACATGGGTATAGGCTCAGCAAACTCAGACGATATTCGGTTTATGACCATCGGTGATACCACTTTTGTTTGCAACACCCTGGTGGCGACTGGGATGTTGGATGACAATGCGATCAATCCAGGTGTCATGCCGCACCGTTTGACACGAGAATCTACAGTTCCTCTTGTTTTTAGATTTGCACCTGTTCCCTGGACTGAAAGAAATTTCATTGAACAAGAAATATCTAATCCAACTGCATCTGAGGGTGTTTTTAAACTAACTTTCAAGGGTGAAGAAACGGCTAACATTGATAGGAACGCCAGGGCAACTCGCTTTGAAACTGGCTCGACCGGAGATGGTATTGACCAGCGGCTTGAAGAGTTGAGAACAATTGGGTCAGGTAAAGTCATTGCAACTTTTGGGCCCCTAGACAAAGACCCTGTCCTGGTTGAGATATCACCCGACATACAAACAGGAAGTGCAGCCCCAACAGTCAGCGCTGACGGCTCAACAATAATTAGAGCTTCGGGCGATATGTTGTCGTCAAACAGTTCGTCTGTAATAGTGACACGCGGTTCTAACGATAGAAACCCTGCTCCACAACCAATCATTTCCAACCAACCAATCAGAGACATGGCCTATTACAGAGGCCGGCTATGCTTAGCGTTCAAAGACACTTTGGTTTTTTCCAGGGTTGATGAGACATTTAATTTCTTTGTTGAAAGACCTGCAGCTATATCAGATGCTGACCCTGTCATTCTTCAAATAGCAGGTGACGATGTCGCTTCAATTGACTGGGTCGTCCCGTTCCAAGGATCACTACTTATTCTGACTAGGCAAGGCCGTCAGTATTTTCTAGAAGATGTAAATGTATTTAGCTCGAGCACGGCTTCGATAGTTCCTTCAAGTAGGTACGAAACACAAAGCGTTCGACCAGTAGCCCTGGGGAATAATCTTTACCTGGTTGGTGAATCTTCTCAATTCACTCCAGTGTTCCAGTATTTCTTTGATGATCTAGCTGCGTCTAATAAAGCAATCGATGTCAGTAAGCACGTTCAAGGACTGTTGCCTAGAAAAATGCAGTCAATGACAGGAAGCGTTTCGTCACAAACTCTTGCTGCAGTCACAAAAGTGGATGTGACATCTACTGCCATGAGGTTCTTTAAAGCAAAGCAATCTGGCGCATGGGCTAACTACACCACTTGGCAACAGTCAAGCACTGTTGACGGAACTTACACCGACCTTGGCTCAACCGATCTAACACCGCAGCCGTACGATCATTGCATCATCAATGAAGATACTGAGAATACCCCTGGAATAGTTGTGACACTTGACCCTACGTTTCAAGCAACAGATGAAAATGGGTATCAAAGTCAAATCTATGAAGTGCCTCCCACCAATTTCAGTGGGAGCGAGGGAACGGCCTTCACTCCCCTTTCGGATCCAAGGGCAGAAATATACACATACAGATGGTTTGACGTTGGCAATGAGCGCCAGCAGTCAGCTTGGAGCAGGTGGACTTACGGAACTTCTAATCTTTTAGATGCCAAGGTCCTGGACGATGAAGTTTATTTGCTTCGTAGAACTGACTTTAATGAGGGAAGCAAACTAAGTATCGACAAGATTCCCCTAGCCGAAAATTTATCTGCAGAAGAAGGCTTCACGAAGCATTGCCACATTGACTTTTCGTATTTAGTGCAATCATCAAATCAACGATACAGCGAGCCATTTTGTCGGTTTTCTACTAATAGCGGAAACGGGGTTACTGTCTTTGAAATTCATAAGAATGGCCAGCAAGTTAAAAATGATTTGCTAGATACCATAGTTTTGTCATCAGATTTCACTGATGTAAATGGCAACTCAATGGAAGGCAGAGAACTAATAATTCACCAAAATGACCGCGTCCCTGGATTTACCCGGGTGTATTCATCATATCACTCCGCACTAGCAGATGGGTTACCAACTCTTTACGTAAACGGGGTGGAGCAAACGGGTGGAGATTACACTGGTGGTAGGACGCTTGTCGGGCAAAAGTTCCAATCAGACGTCACGCTTAGCCGGGTGTACGCCCGAGTTGGCGATGACATTCCTATGGTCCAGGGTCGAACACAAATCGATCGGCTGATCATTGATCATGTAGACAGTGGTAGCTACCAAGTTGAAATCACTTCAAAAGATTCTTCGCAATCGTCATTCGTTCAAGACGTAACAATTAATGGGCTTGAGACTGGCAACTCATCGACATTGGTCGGTGCAAATGCGGAGACAACAACAATGAAACTAATTGCAAACAAGCCACAAAGCGTTAAGTGGAACTCCTACGAGATTCACGGACGGCATTCAACAAACAGGAGGTAATCATGGCAGACGGTGGTATCACAACATTTTTGATTATTTCATCGGTGCTTTCAGCAGCAGCAGCCGGCGTGAGTTATGTCTCCGCAGTCGATGCAAACAAGCGAGCTGCAAAGGCAGCGGACGACCGTGATAGACAACTTCAAGCTCAATACGACGCCCAGGCCGCTGGCGAATCTAAGAAGCAGCAGTCCCAACAGCGAAAAATGTCGTATGAAAGACACTTAAAAAACGAACAGGTTCAGGCCTCAATGGCCTCGGCCGGCTTAGTTACAACAACAGGATCAGCGGCCGCTCTGCAATCTTCAGTAGATTCAAGCTACCGGGTAGCTCAACTCGAGTCAGCAGCGCAGTCAACGACAAACCAAAATATTCTTTACACCAACCTCCAGGGCGGAATGGCTGAAACTAACACTGCTTATCAGTCTGCAATTACTAATCCCCTGCTTGATTCCTTAACAACAGGTCTTCAAGTAGGCAGTGCGATGATGTCAATTGGCAGCGGCCTAACTCAAATGGGTGCATTTGCAGGTGCTCCAGCAACGGTTGGGGCGGCTCCAATTGGCACAACGGGCGACTTGCTTAACCAGCAAGCCCTCGGCCCAGGAACACAAGCGTTCTATGGACAATATGCATGAGCAGATTACCTTCAGCAACTTCTGGATTTTTCCAAGCACCGGATACTACTACCAGGGTGATTACGCCCCAGGTCCAGGGAACAAACACGATCTACCAGGCAGCTCGAGCTGGTGCTCGCCCTGGTCAGCAAGTGCTTAAAATCCTGGACTCCGTTTTGGGTGCCACCAATGCAGGTATCAATATGCGGATCAAGTACAACGCTGCCGAGGAGGGTGCAGGTGCTGAGGCCGCTCTTCAAGACCAGGCAGGAATGCGAGCAGCAATTGAGTCCGATGATCCCTCATGGGATTTCTCCATCTGGAACCAGGAACCTGACGGCACAACCTCGGTCATGGATTCTGACCAGATTCGTGGGAAAATTCTCGAAAGAATGCCAGTTCCCGAGAATGCCAGCGAAGCCTGGAAAAAGGGATACATCAACCGATTGATGCCCAGCGTCGAGCGTGACATTTTTAATCGTGGCTTTGCTCGTCGAGACATGTTCGTTGAAGGACAGCTTGGGTTAATCAGTGAAGGTCTGATCTCGAGATCCGCCTCTTATGATCGGGCAGCCCGAGAAAGCGGGATCACACCTGGAGAGCATTTCGATGACTACATGGGCGAGGCATACGCCGACATTCAAAAGCTCGTGCCCCAGGTAACTGGCGAAAGCGATGAGCTGTACGAAAACAGATTAAAACAAACAGCCTGGGAAAAAGTCTTTAAGCCAGTCGTTCCTGCTTTGATTAGAAGCGGTGACTACTCCCTATTAGGCGAACTTGATGCAGTTGCAAGTGGATCGATTAGGCCACAGTTCCTGGATATGGTTCGACGCGGCCACGTTGAAAACATCCATGAAGCACTGAAGAATCCAAAGATAACTGAAGAAGGTGGAATTCTCTACCAGATGCCTATCCGTGGCATGACGGACGAGCTTTTGCCCGATACCCCTGAGAGCCAAGATCCCGGCCAGGGCACTGAAAACTTTGTAATCAGCTCTGAGCAAGACATGCGGCGGTACCTAAACCAAAGCCAGTTCACTGATCCTGATTCAATGTTCTATATCAGCGACCCTGACAGAATAATGAATCAATACTTCGGTGTGGCTAAGTCTGACGATGAGCTAAATAATACTATGCGGGCAATGAACGGTGAATCGACTCGGCCATACGATGCCAAGTATGAGGAATCTTTTGAGCGTTTGGGGTACATTAAAAATGGCTTCATTGCTAAGGGCCCAGATGCCGGCCTGGCAATTGCTCGAACTGGAAACATACCAACGACAATAAGCCAAAACCTGGCAATGCAAGCACAACACAATGACCCCGAGGTTTCAGCGCCTGCAATCGAAGCCATTGTTTTAATGTCTCAATACCCTGACCAGCGATCTTATAATCAAATGCTGCGTAATCATGGAAAAGACACACCTACGCAAATGATGCTCCATGAAATACGTGCTTACCAAAGCCAAATCAATCTCTTTCCTGGTGGAGCCGACGGGCCCATGAACCCGCAGCCGGCCGCTGTGAGGGAAATTGCAACTAGATACAACACATCGGCTAGGTCACAATTCCAACCGGACGACCAAGCCAGCCCTGCATCAATGCAATCTGCTGGATATGTCCTAGACAGCGCGATGTTCCTCAACGAGTACACCGAGAAAGGAATTCTCGATGAGGTGAACGCCTTGGCAGATGAACATGTTGGTGCTGACTTTTCAGGTATGGCTCCAAACATACAACAGGCACTAGCAAGCAAGTATGCCGAATTTTCTCATTTAGTTGTGAACCGCAACCCAGGTGTTGGGCAAGAAGATTTGAGAAAACGAACCGACGGGCACTTTAAAGCATGGCTTGATTCAAGCGTATCTACTGCAGAGGTCAATGGAATCAGTTCAATCGGGTGGCTTCCAGATACATTTAGTGAGAATGGCAAATGGTCTGAATCATTTACGGACAAACGAATGTCCGCACTGTTTAAAAAGAATGGATTGGACTGGAGCATTGTTGCTCGTGTTGAACCAATGGTTCACCCCAAAGACGGATCCGGGTACATCGCATTCGATAGTTCAGGTCAAACTATTTACAACCAAAATAGATTGCCTGCATTCATAACAACACAACGTATGTATGAAGCTGATGTTGCAGCACAAAATAAGAAACAAGAAGAAGCGGCCGCAAACAGGAAAGCCAGTAAAGCCCCGTTTGATCCCAAGCCGTTCCACCGGCTAATCCCAAATTAAAGGTACTTATGGAAACTGACCAGCTCACCTCTCTTCCAAACACCAAACCTAACGACATAGAAAACTTTATTGTCCAGGAGTATGAGAGGCAGCAGTCG